ACTTACAACACGTTATTAGGAGACTGGATAGCGACTACACCTGCTTCAGGTGGTTCGGTTACTTCGGTAGGTCTTACAATGCCAGCACCAACAAACGCTGCATTTTCAGTTAGTGGTTCACCTGTCACAACTTCAGGCACACTTGCGGTTGCAGCTAATGGCACAAGTGATCAATACATCGATGGCACAGGCGCGCTTCGCACGCTACCTTCAACAGGTGGTGGTGGTGGGCAAGTGTTATATTTCAATGGTAACGTTTCGCAAGGTACTATAGGTGGCAATGATTACTACGAGTTAGGCACAGCAGCGAACACAGGACCAGCAGCCAACTTTACACGCGCGACAACGGGTGCGATTGCCCGATTCATTACGGATGTAAACCAACCAAACCACGTTCTCATTCCTTCAGGTGTGTGGACCATCGATGTGTACTTAAGCGAAACAGGTGGTGGTTCAAATAATGCTGAAATAGTTGCCAAGCTTTATACTTACAACGGCAGCACATTTACGTTGGTGGCTACTTCACCACTTGAACAAATCACAAATGGCAACGTGCCTGATTTGTATACGTTCAGCATATCAGTTCCTAATACAGTCACAGCAGCAACCGACCGCGTACATATTGAATTCGATATTCAAAATACCAATGGTAAGACTGTTACTCTATATACAGAAAGTAACAAGATTGGTGAAGTGCATACTACCTACGCAATCGGACTTTCTTCGCTCAATGGCTTAACAGAAAGCACGCAAAACTTTGCAGTAGGAACATCAGGTACTGACTTTGGAATAAGCAGCGCAGGAAGTACACATACATTCAACCTGCCAACAGCAAGCGCATCGAATCGCGGTGCATTGAGTAGTGCGGATTGGTCTACGTTTAATGGAAAGCAGAATAGCATTGGACTTACTACGGTTGGAACTAACCTTGCAACGCTACCAAATCCAAGTGCTGTACGCTATTTGCGAATCAATGCTGACAACACTGTTTCTGCTTTAACACTTTCCGAATTAAAGTCCGATATTGGTGTGGGTGGTTATGCTGCACTAACAAGTGACTTTATTACGAGTGGAACATCCTATCAAAACATCACAGGTTTATCATTTGCAGTAAGCGCAGGTAAAACATACAAGTGGCGAGCAACGATTATTATTGTTGCAACAGGTACAGTCAATGGTATGCTTAGCACTAATGGACCAACAGGTACAACGGTTTATCGTTTTACAATCGGAACGGGTGGTACAACCAATACGATTAACAATGGTTCTGCTAACAATACAGGTTCGGCTGTATCAATATCTACTACGCAGCGTATAGCCAGCGCAGATGGTATCTACATAGCAACGGCAAATGGAACGGTAAGCATGAGTGTTATTGCATCCGTAAACGCACTCATTACAATCAAAGCAGGTTCAATCGTAGAATTTGAAGAAGTAGCATAATGGCAACCGAATTCGAAGATATCTTGAATGAATATGCCGAAACGGTCATTGAGCGTGCGCAATCAAACCTGCGTATCAAAAGACGTGTGCGTGGCAAGGTTGTGAATCGTGTTGCTTCAGGTAACTTGCTTCGTTCATTAACTTATAAGCTGCGCATTCGCTATGGCAAACCCACCATTGACTTCACTGTCAAAGGTGATGCTGGTAAATATGCAGACGTTATTGAATATGGGCGCAAACCAAACTCAAAGATGCCACCGGTTGCGGCTATTGAAAAATGGATTCGCATGAAGCCATTGAAACTGCGCAACAAACAAGGCGAGTTTATCAAGTCAACCGAGAGCGCAATCAAAAGTGCAGCATACAATATCGCACGTAGCATTGGTAAAAAAGGTATCGAAGGCATCAACTACTATCAGGATGCAATAGATGACACATGGGATGAATACAAAGAGAAGCTAATGGATGCTTACATCAAATCAGTCGAAAATAGAATACTCTTAAACAAAAGATAAATGGCATTAACAATCATAGATGAACCCTTCAACTGGGTGGTGCGTGGTCAAAAGATTATGCTGATTGCATCGAGCACGGAAGTAGCGCAGCAAGGTTTTCGCTATGGCTTGAATATAACCGTTGATGCTAAGACGTACACGTTCTATTTATCACCTGCTCCGGATGATAACATGTACTTTGACATTGCGCCACTTGTCGATGATTTACGCAACCAACAGCAACACTTTGCCACCGATAACACAGTAGACGATTTGAGCAAGTATGCATTAAGTGCAGCCATCACTGAATGGTGGTTAGTCAATGTACCGGGACAGGGACTTGTTTTAACTGAGAATGCAGGTAGCGAAGTAACTATGGAAGGGCGCATTGTTATCAATGGTGCTTATCAAGTGTTTGACGGCTACAAACCAAATCCTGAAATCGGTGTTGATGATATCAAGTATGTTCTCGAAGTTAGCTTTAACTACGGAATGAGTGACCGAAAGTTTGGAACGCATTCATGGTATTTAGCCCCAACATGGGCGGCAGGCAATCCAACAGCGCAAAACATAGTGTGGATTCCTTCATACGAAACTGACTATGGAACATTGAGCATACCGGGTAACGCAACCTACATGTTCAATAATCTTGTGGACAATGTCCGTATTAATTTAGTCAAAGCTAATGGAACAACACTTACCGAAACTCTAACATTGAATGCATACGATATCGAAGCTTTGCCTGTATATCCAGCCAACTTGAATGATTGGGCAGGTTCATTTGCCATTAGACCAAATGAAAACGACAATCCCGGTTGGAGATATTACGAAGTATTTGCCCGAACAGGTAGCACGCAATCAAGTGTAAAATACCGCTTCTACAATGCAGCTTACTATGGACAAAAGGATTGCCACAATGATGTGATTCGTTTGGGATGGGTGAATAGTCGCGGTGGATGGGACTACTTCAACTTCATAAAGAAGTCCGAAATGAACGATGAGATTGAACGCAAGAAGTACCGAAAGGTGTTGTTCAATAGTACAACAAGTGTGTTCAGCAAAGACGATCGCGGATTGTTTGAACGCAGAAACTTAGTTCAGCAAGTCTTGACCGTAACCAGCGACTACATTCAGGAAGGTGAGTTTCTATTCCTTCGCTCGTTGCTTGTGAGCAATCAGGTTGTTTGGATAACACAGCGCAACGGTGAGAATATCGCGCTTCCTGTGAACTTAGACGATACCACATACACTGAACGTAAGACACGTGACGGCAAGCTTTACAACCTATCTTTGAAAGTAAGAATGGCAAACGAATACTGGACATAACATGAACGGAGAAGTACAACTAATAGTTACAAATGATTCTACTGTAAGAATTAACAGCATTAGCAATGATCCTACTTATGTAGGAATTACAGCATTATCTCGTTTAATCGTAAACACTTCTCCTGATGTTACGGCTTTAACTACGGGTGATGTTTTAACTATTAAAAATGCAGCAGGGCAGAGTGTTGTTAAAACACTGAATTCACCACCTGTATTGGATTCTCCTGTACCCGGTCAAACACGATTAAACTTTGCAGGCACTTGGGCGCAAGATTATTCAGCAGCAGCAGGTGGATATTTTATTTTGGGTGCAATTAGTGAATACTATTTAGACTTATACGAAAACGAAAGCATCTCGCAGAACTGGAAGTTTCAAGACCTATCCAACTTTACAGCACAGGGCGCATTCAGTCGAGAATTTAGATTACCATTCAGCGAAACGAATAAGGAAGCATTAGGCGCATTGTTCGATAATAACGTGGAGCAAGGTGCGGAGAACTATTTCTTTTACAAATTACCTGCTGAAATTCGCGTAGATACCCTACCTATTGCTACAGGTTACTTGCGTGTGCGCAAAGTGTATAAGCAAATGGGCAAGCTTCACGAAGTCGAAGTTGCGTTCTACGCTGAAACACCTGATTTAGTTCGCACCATTGGTGAAAAGAAGCTGAGTGACATTGCTGCGCTTGCTGACTTGAATGAAGCGGTAACCTATGTCAACGTAACAACCGAAACAGCCGACCGCATTTGGGCTTTATGTGATCGTGGGCAAAAGTGGAGCAATGATAACAGCGCAGGTTCGCGACCTATACTTAACTCAAGCGCACCACTTTTCCCGGCTGATTTAACACCATCAGTTAGTTGGTGGTTTCTACTTCGCAACATCGTAACCGAAGCAGGTTTTGAACTTGTGGCATCATCACTTGAAAACATCCTGAATGATTACTGGATGCCTTTCTCTAATACACCACAAATAATTAATGAAGGTGGAAGCAATCAATACTTCTTTGCAGCTTATCCGCCAACGGATGTGAATGTTTCTTATGGTATTTGGAATTACAATCCTACCATGATTAATATGACCGAAGTATTTGACAATGACAACGCATTTGATAGTACGCTTGGCTATTGGACAGCTTCCGCAGGTGGGCAGTTTACCTTCTATATGAATTTAGTATTTACAACTGCTGGAGCTGGAGTTCCTACTTATTGGACACGTATTACACCAAGCTATTTAGTAATTCGTAGTGGTAATGTTATTCTCAATGATTCATTAACCGTCTTAACATATCAAATAGGACTTACAGGTACAGGAACAGGAACTCTAAATAGAACACTGACTTTAGATTTACTTCCAGGTGATATTGTCTATTTTGGTTTTACTTATGTGAATTTTGAATTTGACAATAATACACAAATCGGTTTTGATCCACTTGTGACTGTGGAAATTTCAGCAGGCAATGGATCACAAACAGCTTCTATCATTGGTATTAATAGTGCGACCATAAGTTCAAACCAAATCATTTCTTATCCATTGAACGCACCTGATATGCGTCAAATAGATTTTTTGAATGATGTTATCAAAATGCACAACTGCGCAATCGTTCCAAGTCGCATCGTGCCGAATCAAATTGGAATAATTCCACAAAACAACTATTTAGGTACAGGTGATGTAGTAGACTGGACAGGCAAGCTTGACATATCCAAAGACGTTATGATGGGCAGCACTGTAGATATTCAAAAAGCAACATTTCAGTTTACCTATACAGCAGGTGAAGATGCATATAGTAAACTATACAAAGATGCTAATCGCGTATATGGTGACTTTAAATCGGAAGGTTATACAATCAATCCCTCGACTGCTCCAAGTGACTTCGCGATAGGTGACCAAAAGATTACACTGGTAACACGTAGCGCACCTGCTGCAGTAATACCCGGAACAGCATGTCCAATTCAATGCTTCTACAATGAGCAGTTAGAATATGTTGCGCCCGGTCCGCGATGCTTGTATAATGCTGGTACACAGAATGTCAATTTATATAATGAAGTCACTTTAACTGCAACACCTACCACTACCGTTCCTATATTGAACCATTATAGTGATGCTACTTTTGTGAATGTTGATGATTACGATTTGAACTGGGCGCCTGAAGTACCGCCACACGTGCAGACAGTAAACGCTAATCCATACAACAATCTATTCAACCTTTATTGGCGCAATTACATGAATGAGATTTATTCGCCTGAAGGTAGAATAATGGAAGCATTCTTTGCGCTTGACTTAAAGGATATACTCACATTCTCGTTTGCCGATAAGATATGGATTCAAGACAGCTATTGGCGCATCCTTGAAATCACCGACTACAAAGTAGGTTATAACGAAAGCACGAAGGTTAAACTTATTAAGTTTCTTGATCAAATAAGTGACTGCGCTTCTACGCCTGTTGGAACAACCGTAAATGGTGAAGTCAATTTTGAGAATAGCGAAGGTGACCCTGTAGAAGCGACTGAAGATTGCTGTTCACGTTATGGGTATTTTTGGGATGAAATCAATGGTGTGTGCTGGGCATTCAATAATGGTGGTCAGTTCCGCAATTCGATTGTGTCAAATGGTGGTGCGGCACCTGTTAATGCGGAAGTTCAACGCCTAAGTATTATACCGAATTCAATAATAAATGGAACTAAGTTAGCTATTGAAGGCGCAAATAGTAGCATGTTAATGGTTGGACAGGATTTGTCCTTAACCAAAAGTGTGCGTGGTAGTAACTTATTAGGGCGCAACGTTGTGACCAATCTACCGGGCTTGCATGTAGGCGGTGGTTATCGCAATGGTTTAAGCACTGCACCTTATTACGGATGGGCACAATTTGGAATCTTTGTGCTGCAACGATTGCCAACTATTACAACATCAGGACAGGTTGCAA